GTGACTCGACGTCAATGGACATCGCGATGCTTCTTTCTGAACCGCTTAGCGGCCGCTCGTGCGCAGGTCCGGCAGCAGCGCTGGCCCCTGCTGTTGACAAAGTCGTAGGGATGCCCTTGCGGGCAGCGGGTCTTGGCGGCGTTGATCGCCCCTCCACCCTTCGGCGCTACACCAACGACCCCATCAGCTGGCGTGCGTAGTGGTCCAGGATCTCGTCCATGTCCGATGATTTCGATTGACTGATGATGTCGTACAACATGGCGGCGAGCGTGCGTGTGGTGTCGTCATCAGAGAACTTCTTGATGCGACTGAGCACGGCGAGCCATGGCGTTCCGGTCAGGGCTTCGGTCATGCTGACTCCTTGATCGAGGCGATGTGGAAGGCCCGGGCGATGAGCGCCGCCTCGGCACGCCCCTCGTCCATCTTGCGCTTGAAGCGATCAGCGTGCTGCGGCCACAACTCCATCGCCAACTGGCGACTGGCGCTCTTGTCCTTGCCGATCAGGCCGTTGGCCCGCTTCCACTCCTGCGGTGTGATCTTGACCAAGGGGTGTGACAGCCCGGTCGTCACGCCGATGACGATGCCGTAGCTCTTGCCGAAGCTGAACATCGATGCCACGCCCTGTCCCGGCATCGAGTGGACCTTCTCGACCACCACGACGTCGGGTTGCGACAGGCCGATGTGAGCAGCGAGCAGGACGCCCGATGCCTCATCACCGGCCCAGGGCATGTCGATCACCCCTTCCAAGACGCCATGATCCATCAGCGCCACCGCCCCGCTCTTGCCGGGGTCGATGCCGATGATCCTCACTTCGGTGGCTTGGGGACGTAGACCCGCTCGATGGCGTCAAGCGCCAACTGGGGGAGCGAGGCGCCGGTCTGGCGGGCCTCGTCGGCCAACTGTTCGCGGTACCAGAACGGCATTCGGATGCTGACCTGGACGGCGAGTTGACGGGGATCGGTGTGATCGATGTTGCGTCTTGCCATGCCCCCATGCTAGCAGAGGTGGGGGGAGGCGTCAACCTCCCCCCCCAGTTATAACGATGGTATAACAAGGGATTTCACGGGTTGATAACACGGGCTTGCCCCGATACGGGGATCGGCCGTCACCCCTACCGTCGTTGCTGTGAGCGATGCAGGTGGAATGATGGCAGTGGTGGTTGTTGTGGTGGCTCCTTTGATGCGACCTTGGAGCGAACGCATCGTCAAGCAAATCGGGAGGCTGCTGGAGCGCTGCCAGCAGATGTTGTGAGTGACGAAACACCGGTACATGCTGACCGCCAACGGACGAAGCAACATCGGCTTCCTCCTGGGGTGCGGCGCCTTCACCTGGTGGCTGCTGACGGGGGCCGATCCAAACAATGCCATGCTGGGGCTCGTAGCTGCGCTGCTGCTCGGCCAGCGTCTGGCGGTCGGAGGCAAGAAGCATGAGCCCGAAGGGATCCACGACGGTTCATCGGCCGGTGACGGGGGAGGTGCCGGTGACACCCGACAGACGCAACCCGGTCAATCGGTTCTTGACCAAGGAGGTGACGCAGCGACGCTGGCAGCAGCTGATCGTTTGGGTCCCCCTGACGCTGCTTTGGATCCTCGGCATCCTCGGCGCACGTACATACGTGCAAGACCGCAACGAGATCCAGGACCGTCAGCGGGAGGCGGACAAGTACGCCAGCTGCGTGCAGCGGGTGAACACGAGGGCCGACTTGCGTGGCGTCCTCGGCTCGCTGGTGGATGAGTTCGCCACTGATCCCACCGCCAACGCCCGGGGTCACGGCGCCATCGATCGTGGCTACCCCGAGTTGTTCATCAAGGACTGCGGGACCGATCCGCTGGGGCGCCCTTCCATCCCTTCCAACTCAGGTCTTTCACAGCCGACCGGCGGATGATCCCAATCCCCGGGGATTGGGTTCATACTGTTGGGTCATGCCAGGTAGCCGAGGGCTGCGCAAGCCCGACCTGAACGACTGGAAGGTCAAGCTGTTCTTGGAGTGGCTGACGACCGTCCCCGACCAGCGCGACCCGCCCACGCAGTCGGCGTTCGCGGAGACGATCGGCGTGTCCACCACCTACCTCGGTGACTGGAAGCGGGACCCCGACTTCCTCGTCGAGTGGGAACGGGCCTACCGCAAGAAGGTCGGCTCACCCGAGAAGCAGCAAGCGGTCCTCGACGCCCTGCACGCCACGGCAACCGACCGCACCGACCCCCGCCAGGTCCCCGCAGCCCGGGCGTACCTCGAAGCGATCGACGCCATCAAGCCCAAGAAGATGGACGTCTCGATCAGCACCAAGCCCGCCAAGGATCTGAGCAGCGAAGACCTGGCGATGCTGCTGGCCGAGGCAGCCGTGCTCGAAGCCGAACGTCGTGGCTGAGATCCCGACCGGCTACCAGCCGCCCTCGGCGCCCACCGTGCGGCGCGCTGACTACGCGCTGCTGCAACGGGTGGCCGAACTGGAGCGGGCGCTGGCTGCGGCCATCGCTCGCATCGAGGTGCTCGAAGGACCGTGAGCCTCGACGACTACGACCTGTCGCAACTGCTGGAGGAACGGGAGTGGCGCAAGTGCTCGCCCGACACCAAGGACCCCAAGCTGTTGCTGGAGGCGTTCTTGTACTTCTGCGAGAACTACGTCTACATCAAGCATCCGGCCGAGGGGCGCATCAAGTTCAAGCTGTTCGATAGCCAGGTCGAGTCGGTCGACCTGTGGCTGCGCCACCGCTACAGCCTGATGCTGAAGGCTCGCCAGTTGGGGTTCTCCACGCTCGTCAGCGTGTACTGCTTCTGGCTCACGTTCTTCTACGACGACCGCGTCATCATCATGCTCAGCCGCACCGAGCGCGACGCCATCAAGCTGTTGCAGAAGGCCAAGTACGCCTACCGCTTCTTGCCCGAGTGGATGAAGTTCCGCGGCCCCATCTACAACGCCACCCAAACGAAGATGGAGTTCAGCAATGAGAGCTACATCGAGTCGCTCCCATCAGCGAGCGATCCTGCTCGTGGCGAGTCTGTGTACCTGGCTGTGGTGGACGAGTTGGCGTACCTCCCCAACTCGGAAGAAGCGTGGGCATCGATCGAGCCGATCGCTGACGTCGGTGGGCGCGTCGTCGCGCTCTCGACCGCCAACGGCGAAGGCAACCTCTTCCACAAGCTGTGGGTTGGCTCTACCACCAAGAGCAACCGCTTCAAGTCGATGTTCCACCCGTGGTGGGCCAACGGTCGTGACGATGCATGGTACGCGGAGAAGAAGGACGACCTGCCGGAGTGGCAGCTAGCGCAGGAGTACCCCGACAACCCTGACGACGCCTTCTTGAAGTCGGGCCGCCCCGTCTTCTCGCTGGAGGTGCTGCGCTCGATCGTTGCCCGTGACCCGCTGGCCGAAGGGTTCTTGCAGAAGGAGCGGGGCTGGGGCTTCGTCGAAGAGCACCGTGGGCCGCTGCGCGTGTGGGCGTGGCCGACCACGGAAGGTCGCTACGCCATCGGAGCCGACCCCTCCCAGGGCATGGAGCATGGCGACTTCTCGTCGGTCCACGTCATCAACGTCCGCAACGGGGACGTCGTGGCGACCTGGCACGGGCGCATCGACCCCGACCTGTTCGGCACCGACGTGCTCGCCCCGCTCGGGCACTGGTACGGCGACGCCCTCATCGGCGTCGAGTCCAACAACCACGGTTTGACCACGCTGAAGGCGCTGTACCGAGCCCGGTACCACCCGCTCTACATGCAGCGGTCTCCGCGCTACAAGCGCTCGGTGCCCACCGACATCCTGGGCTGGCGCACCAGCCAGATCACCAAGCCGCTGGCCATCGACGAGTTGAACATGGCGCTGCGCAAGGGCGAAGTGCATCTCTACGAAGCCGAGACGGTGGCTGAGCTACGCACGTTCGTGCGCGACGACTCCGGGAAGATGAGCGGATCCCCGTTCGACGACCGCACCATCAGCCTGTCGATCGCCAACCAGATGACGAAGCACGTCTTCTTGAAGCAGTACGAACCGCATCGTGAACCCGGCCCCGGAACGATGGGCTGGATGGAGAAACAGTTGTACGGCGATGCGCCGTTCGAGAAGATGTCGCGCAAGAAGCGGCTCGACGAACCCGAACCCATTGGCAAGCACTGGGTTCGGGACCCAATCAAAGTTCAACGGAGGATCATCTGATGCCCTATCGCCTCGACATGCAGCGACCGCCCCGGCTCGGTCGCACCCACAAGCGCCTGTCGTCCCGGCTCCACAACCGTGGCTACATCAACGGTCCTCACGTGCAGTGGGGTGACACCCAGCGGGTGTCGGCGCTGCCCGCTGATGCTCAGGTCGCTGATGCGTTCCCGGTCGGCTTCCCGACGATCACCGCCTCCGATGGCACCAACGCCGCCCGCCTCGCCGCCCTCGGCTTCGTCGCCAACCCGGCCACTGCCTGGACCACCGGTCAGGGCATCACCGTCATGGGCTTCGCCTTCAACTGGTCGGGCGCCGCCTGGGCCGCTGGCAACCACGCCTAGCACGGATCTCTCAGAACGTGATCCAGAACGGCAAGTGCCAATGCGGAAAGGACGCCGAGCCGGGGAAGGTGGAGTGCTTCCGGTGTCGGGTGTCGTCCGTGAGCTACCGCTTCATCGGTGGCGGTGGCTACGGACGCGCTTCGTTCGTCGGTCGCACCAACCAGGAGTTCCTCAACGAGCACGTCGGAGACATCCGCGCCCCTGGCGTCGAGAAGATTGATGGGAAGGTCTGGTCGTAATGAAACAGAGCGCCTACTTGCAGTTCTGCCGAGACGAGCTACGGCGCTCCAAGCGGTGGCGGACCGACCAGCAGTACGAGGACGAGTGGAAGCGGTACATCGATCTCTACAAGGGCAAGCAGTACAACTCGTCCTCGAAGAGTGACCAGCTGCTGATCAACCTCATCTTCTCGACGATCAACACCATCGCCCCCAGCGTCTCGGTGAACAACCCCAAGTTCGTCGTCAACGCCCGCAAGCCAGAGAGCGCCCCCCAGGCAGTGATCACCGAAGAGGTGCTCAACTACATGTGGCGCACGTACAGCTACCAGAGCGAGTTCCGTCTCGCCGTCAACGACTGGCTCGTCACCGGCCACGGCTGGGTCAAGAGCGGCTACAAGTTCGTCAAGCCGCCGGAAGAGAAGCGCACCAACGTCGACGGTGCGGACCCCGACGAGGCGGCTGAGTACGGCATCGATGACCGCGACGACGTCGACGGCAACGTCGAGTCCGAGATGTACGTCTACGACGACCGTCCGTTCATCGAGCGCATCAGCCCGTTCGACATGTGCGTCGACCCCGACAGCCGCCACCCGAAGGAGATGTGCTGGATCGCACAGCGCACCTGGCGTCCGATCCAAGACGTGCAGGTCGACAGCAGGTACTCGGCTACCGCTCGCAAGCGGGTCTCCGCCAAGACGTGGAGCCGTTGGTCGAACAGCGAAGGCGATCAAGATGGGCGCGACGACAAGCCGGACAAAGGACCCAAGTCGTTCTGCGAGATCATCGAGTTCTACGACATCAAGCGTCGGACCGTGGCCACCTTCTGCCTCGACAGCGACGTCACCGGGGATGACCAGTCGGGCTTCTTGATCAAGCCGAAGCCGATCCCGTACGCCCTCGGGCATCCGTTCGACATGCTGCGGAACTACGAGATCCCCGACCACTTCTACCCGATGGGCGACGTCTGCCAGATCGAGTCGTTGCAGCTGGAGTTGAACCAGACCCGCACGCAGATGATGAACCACCGCAAGCGCTTCCAGCGCAAGTGGCTCTACAACCGCGATGCCTTCGACCGGGACTCGATCGAAGCGCTGGAGTCCGACATCGACAACACGATGATCCCGGTGCTGGCGGACGATCTCAATGGGGTCATCATCCCGATGCCGGCCGTCATCACGCCGTCGGACTTCTACGACCAGTCGGGGATGATCACCAACGACATCGACCGGGTATCGGGCGTGTCGGACTACCAGCGCGGTGCCGCGCAGACGGCGGTCAAGCGCACCGCCACCGAGGCGGCGATGATCCAGGACTCGGCCAACGCCCGCGCCCAGGACAAGCTGGCCAAGATCGAAGGCATCCTCGCCCGTCTCGGTGAGCGCGTCATCGGGCTGATGCAGCAGTTCATGACCGGCGAGCAGGTTGCCCGCATCGTCACCATGCCGGGCAAGGCGTGGATCAACTACGACCCCGAGTACATCCAGGGCGAGTTCGACTACGAGGTGGCAGCGGGCTCGACCGAGCCGATGAACGAGACGTTCCGTCGCCAGAGCGCCATGCAGCTGGTCGACGCTTCGATGCCGTTCCTGGAGATGGGCGTCGCCAACCCGATGACGCTCTACATGCACATCTTGCAGAAGGGCTTCGGCGTCAAGGACGCCCAGCCGTTCATCATGACGCCGCCACCCGGCCAAGGGCAGCAGGGACCGCCGCAACCCGGCGATCCCACAGCCCAGCCGCAGGAGGCGTTGCCCCCTGGCCAGCAACCGCAAGCGCCGCCGCCTGATCAGCAGCAGCAAGCACCTGACCAGGGGCCGCAACCGCCAATGGACCCGAGCCAGATGCCGCCACAGTTGATGGCTGCATTGATGAACGGGAACGGGGGACCACCCATGGGTGCGCCCCCTGGCATGTAAGCCCCTACTTGGGGTTTAATCTGCACACCAGTTGCTCCAGACCACACCGGGAGGAAGTCGTTGAGCATGGATGAAACCCCCTTCGAGGGGGAGGCGGTCGAAGCAGGTCCCGAAACAGGGGAAGCCGGGTCAGAGACCATTGAGCAGGTCGAAGGCGACCAGCCAGAACGCCAATACGTCGAGATCGACGACCCGGACAACCGCTTCGTGCGGGTCAAGGTCGCCGGTGAAGACGTCGAGGTTCCGTTCTCCGAGGCCATCAAGGGCTACAGCCGAGAGGCTGATTACACCCGCAAGGCCCAGGAAGTAGCCGCCCAACGCCAACAGGCCGAGTTCGGGATCAACCTCCAGCGAGCGCTGGAATCGAACCCGGAGATGACGCTTCGCATCTTGTCGGAGCAGTACGGGATCAACCTCACACCTCAGCAGGTGGCAGCCGCCACGCAGCAGGAGGAAGAGTACGTCGATCCGTTCGAGCGCCAGTTGGCCGAGGAACGTGCGGCGCGTGTCGCGCTGGAAGAGCGCATCACGCAACGGGAGACCGATGAGCGTCTGGCTGGGATGGTCAACGACCTGCGACAGCAGTTCAACGCCAGCGATGAGGATCTCCAAGAGGTCATCGGGGTCGCTTACAAGATGGGTGCGCCCGTCGAGCAGTTGCCCTACCTCTACAAAGCCATGACATTCGACAAGATCAACGCTCGGGTCCAGGCGCAGCGCCTGACCGAGCAGCGAACGGCCGAAGACACGCAGCGCCGCCAGGCAGCTGCGACCCAGGCCAACGCCGTGGTCGCGTCGAACACCGTCGGGAGCAATGGGATCACCTCGTCGAGACCTGCTGATGGACCCATGACCATCCGCCAGGCCATCGAAGCGGCATTCGCTGAGAACGGCCTGTAACCCTCGAAAGGTGGGCCAATGGCCCTCGCCTCACATACCCCAGCAACGTGGGACACGATCCTGTCGACCACGATGCACAACTACCGGAAGTCGTTGACGGACAACATCTTCAACTCCCGGCCCCTCCTGGAGTACTTCATGTCGAAGGGGCGCGTGCGCACCATCGACGGCGGCATCTCGATCGTCGAGCCCCTCCTGCTCGGCCCCGGTGAGGCCAACTCGTATGGCCCGTGGCAGCAGATCCAGGTCAACGCCGTGGCCGGCATCTCCGCCGCCCAGTTCGCTTGGAAGCAGCTGTACGCCACGATCATCATCTCCGGTCTCGAAGAGGCGCAGAACAACGGCAAGGAGCAGATGGTCTCGCTGCTCGAAGCCAAGGTGATGCAGGCCGAGAACACGCTGAAGGACGTCCTCGTCCAGATGCTGTATGGCACCCGCGGCGGTGGGGCGCTGGCGACCGACTTCACGGCGCTGACGACTCTCATCGACGCCACGGCCGCCGCGGGTGGCATCACGCCGGCCGCCGCCCCCGCCCCGGAGAACCAGTGGCGCAGCCCGACGTGGGACGCCTCGGCCAACACCGGCGTGGACGCCACGGGCGCGGCGATCACCATGTCGCCTGCCACGACGTCGCCGTACGACGGCGCCGAGGTGGAGCGCGTGCTCCGCAAGATGTGGATGCTGGCGTCCGACGCAGGCTCCGACCACGTCGATGCGATCTTCGCGGGGACCGGTTGGTACGAGGCGTACGAGGCGTCGCTCACCCCCCAGGTGCGCTACACCGATACGTCGAAGGCGAACCTCGGGTTCACCAACCTGATGTTCAAGAACATCCCGATCTACTGGGATCCGAACTGCCCGACCGGCACGGCGCTCGGCCTCAACTCGAAGTACATCGGGCTGACCCTGCACTCGGACCGCAACTTCACGCAGTCCCCGTTCACCAACAACCTGTCGGGCTCGGTCGCCTCGACGGCCAACGCCAACCCCGGTGCCACCGCAGCGGCCCCGGCGGCGAACGCCATCGATGCCCGCGTGTCGTTCATCACGACGTACGGCAACGCCACCACCCGAGAGCGTCGGCGCAACTTCAAGATCACCGGCGCGACCTTCTCCTGATCGACCCACTGTCAGGGGAAAGCGAAGGCAGTCCGCCCACCGGCCGTGGGCGGGCTGCCTTACCAACGAGGATGGTGGCCATGGGTACCGAGAAGTTCAACTACATCCAGCCGTCAGTGGCGAACGGCGACGCTGTCGTCCTCCAGCACGCCATGACCGGAGACCTGGTCGGTGGCAAGGCCAACTCGCCGCAGGGCAACACCAACGACGGCAGCACGATCGCACCGGCCGGGCTGTTCTCGACGGCGCCGTACCTGCCCGATGGCAAGCACCCGCCGAAGGCTCGCCTCCAGGGGCGGGAGAAGAAGTGCAAGGCGCTCGACGACACCTGCATGGGCTGGGCCAACGCGTCTGGCTACTGCCCGCCGCACGCCAAGAAGCTGGCCGAGAACCCGTGGGCGGCTGAGTAGTGGACGTCGGCTCGCTGAAGACGTACGTCCGCAACCACCTGGAGATGGACGACGAGGAACTTCCCGACGCCCTGCTCAACGTCTACTTCCAAGACGCCTTCGACCGCACGATGGCGTACGACAACCGCTGGCCCCGCTACGAGAAGACGTGGGAACTGTCCCAGGTCTCCGGCAACACCAGCATCACGCTCGACCCGGAGATCAACCGGCCGTCGATCATGACCGTCCTGTCGGCGCCCGACGGCTACCGGCTGGTGATGATCAGCCCGGAGAACGCTGAGCAGATCTACTTCAACGGGAACGTCACGGTGATGACCGGGGCGCCCATCTACTATTCGCTATGGCAAGACCAGATGCAGCTGTGGCCACAGCCCGAAGAGTCGTCCCTGCCCTACGGCGTGACGGTGCGGGCCTACCGCCAGCCGGTGTGGGACAACGTCTCGTCGTCGGTGCCTGATCTCGACGAGCGGCTGCACATCACGCTCGCCTACTACGCCATGGGCCTCGTCTACGCCCAGCAGGAAGACGAGATCCTCGAAGGCGTGTACATGGCCCGCTGGCAGCGCGACCTGTCCCAGCAGATGAGAGCGATCCTCGAAGCGCCACATCATCGCCCGCTCGTGATGAACGGTGGCGCCTCGGTCGGGGCCTTCCCCTCCTACGTGATCAACCTCCCGACGTAGGCCATGGTCAACCGCCTCGAACCCATCAACTTGGTCAGCTTCGTCGGGGGCTTGAACCTGCGTCGCAACCAGTTCGAGTTGGCGGACAACGAGAGCCCCGACATGTTGAACGTCGACGTCGATCCCCGTGGCGGCTTCTACACCCGGCGTGGTTGGCAGCGCTGGAACGACAGCGACATCGTCGACCTGACCACCGACACGTGGGAGCCGCGCAACATCTGGTCGCACACTCGCTCCGACGGCAACCAGAAGACGTACGTCATGAACGACGGTGTCATCTGGCGGGCTGGCAGCGATGGCGTCTTCACGGTGGTGCCGACGATCACCGCCGAAGCCACGCCACACCTCGCTGACATGACGGCATGGGGCGACGATTGCTACGTCGCTGGCGGGATGCTCAACAAGAACTACCGCATCGATTCGGCCGGGGCCGTGACGGTGCTGGCCGAAGCGACGTTCTCCGAGGTGGACGCCCCCACCTCGAACACAATGCCGGCTTCTGAGTTCGTCACTACCCACGCCGGCTACGTCTTCATCGCCGTCACCAACGAGGTGGATGGCGACCACTTCGGGCGGGTGCGTTGGTCGCACCCCGGCAAGCCTGACGCCTTCGCAGCGGACGACTTCTTGGACATCGAGATCGGTGGCGGGCGGATCACCGGGATCATGTCGTTCGACGACCATCTGCTGATCTTCAAGTCCTCGACGATGTGGGCGCTCTACGGCTACAGCCTCGACACCTGGCAACTCGTGCAGGTGTCGACCAAGGTGGGCTGTCCCACCATCACGGCGATGACGCGCTCGGAGACAACGGCGTTCTTCTACTCGGCGTCCGACCGTGGAGGGATCTACGCCTACCAAGGCGGTCACGTCGTGTACTTGTCGGAGGCGCTGTCCCCG